AAGAGGACGACCGGAACGACCACTACCTGGATGCGAGCGTGCTCACCCCTAGGGGCAGTGACCTTGAGCTGTTGGTGTTCTCGGTGCCATACGAACGTTCGAGGGCGAGGTATACGCTAAACCTTCGTACGCTACGCCCTACTGGTAACTCTCAGAAGCAGGACCTATTGCCAGGCGCGCTACGAGATCGCCTGGCCCGCGCCCTCGAGAAGAGGCGGCGCCCATTCCCAAGAGAGTACTTCGAGGGCGTAGCTTTCGGCTAGCTCTGCGGTTTGCTGCGCTTTCTTCCGCGCGGTATACGCCGCGTTGGCACAGACCTGGTTGTGCTTGCAGCACTTCGCGTACTGGGACCGCGTCCTGGTTGTGCACCCTGCAGCGGTGCAGACCGCGTATACTCGCGAGTCCCTATGTCGGTAGCATCTCTCGCTCCGCATGCATCGTTTTCCACATAGCGACCCATTAGCTGTGATGTACTCGCAGGTATTGCACTCCATTATGGTTGACTGTATACAGAGCGCCGGTTTATTCTAACTCGGGAAAATAATACCTCCTCTATATAGGCGGCGCTGCTACCGGGTATTATTTATCGCAGCTAGGCCTTATATTAGAGTAACATAGCACAGAGACATACAGCCATAATGCATAGACCTGATAACATACTAGATGACATACTAGGAGACATCATAGGGCAAACTGGGTTGCCCCTTTCCGACGAAGAAGTCGAAGAACTCGTCCGCCACTGGACCGATACCCTTACCAATGAGGAACTCGATGCTGTTGTCCGCCACTGGACCGACACTCTTACCGACGAGGAAGTCGACGTAGTACTTTCCTCTTACGGCTGGGGCCCAGCCATGGGCCTGTTCCAGCCCGACGACGCTGGTCTTCCCGACCGGTACGAGGTCGAGCGCTGGATGCGGAAGTACGTCCGGACAGGAGACCAGGTGTGGGCTGGCCCGTACCAGCTCTCGGGCACGACCGTCAGAGAGAAAGTGGCTGCCCTGTACAAGGTCCTGACCAAGTACTCGGACTCGATCCACGAGTTCGGAGAGCCGATCGAGCTACGAGTCCAAGCCGTGCATGAGCTGGTGTACCCTAGGGAGCACCCGGAGGGGCCTGGCCATGTGGCATCACACGAAAAAGGGACCCTCCTATGCTTCCTCAAGGAGGTGGCGAAGCGGTGGCCTGCTCTGGAGGCGTTGTGCGCAGAGCTCAACGTAAAGTGGAGCGATGGCAAGCTGGTGACCGCTGAGCGGATCAAGGAGCTTGTGACCCGAGCCGGTGGGCGGGCCGATGGGTACCACCACACTATCGGGGTCGAGCTCCTAGATAGGATGAAGCGGCCATGGTGGAGCTACAACACAACGAAAAAGAACGGGGAGCGCCGCGAAGACAAGAGGATTATCACCCTGATTACCGGATGCCACCATGTGGAGCCAAAGTCAATGGCGGACTTTAATGGGGAGGTCGTGGATTTGCCGGAGGAGGTCTTCAAAGAGAGTATGCACGAAGGCCGATGGGCGTCGATCGTGCACGAAGACGCGTTCTTGCACGAAGGCGTCCTCTTCCGGAACGAAGCGTTCGTCCAGGAGCTGCTCGACCGAGCAGGGACCAATGCGACGGTAAAGAGTCAGCTCAATTACGACTTTCGGGCGGCCTTCGAGCAAGCTCCGTTCTGCCGTAGCGTGCAGGGGGTGACCGCGTCCCTGTTCCGTAAGGCATGCGGGCTGGAGGGGCTCGAAAAGTCTGCTCTGCGGGACTACCTCGACAGTACCCAGGTAGAGCACTGTGCCGTCGAGTTTACTCCAGTCAAGGCTACTGATGTAGAGTATGACCTCAATAGCTGTTTCGCGAGTTACCGCCAGTGCTGGTATACTGACTTATATCGCCGGTATGGGCTCCCGCACGTGCCGACAATGGGTGGATGGCTCCCTCTCGATATCACCGAGGAAGAGCAGGACGCCCTACTATGGCAGACGGGGTTCGCTCTCGTGGAAGACGTCGTGCCGCACCACTGGAGTCTGAAGCAGTTTCCCTACCTGATCAGCGGAAGGGGATACCCGACGGTGTGGCTCCGCCATATCAAGGAAAATGGTGGTGCCACGTTCCGGCTGCGCCATATCATGCTCTCGTCGAAGTTCTTCGAAGAAGGCGACATCGCTGGAGGTGATGTCATGAGAAAGGTCATCGGCAAGTGGCAGCAGCGCTACACTAGGGACCGCTTCTATGCTGGAGACCGCGACGAAGCCGAGAGGCTCGTGTGGGAGAACGTAGATAGGTTGAGAGGCTTCGAGCCATCTGGTAAGGGCTTTATGGTAGAGTTTGAGTCCGAAGCTGGGACTCGGTATCCGCACCTACGGTCGTATGTACTCGCGTACTCGCACATCGCGATGTTCCACAAGTTGTACCAGATGGCGGAGCCACCAGTCGCAGTAAAGACTGATGCTATCATCCTCCGCGATAGGGACCCGAAGCTCTTCAAAGAGGGGCTAGATATTGTGTGGGAGGAGCCTGGGCGGTGGAAGGTATCGAGCGATGCTAAGAGAGGAGTCAATAAGGTGAAATCCGGAGAGGTCGTGCCGCTGAAGAGCGAGAAGTATGGGACGAGCCGCCTAGTCAAGGGCTGGGAGCTCCGGCTGGAAGACCGCCCCCTGCCCCCTGGTGCCAACGATATAGGCTTCTTATTACGGGGCGACGCAGAGAGGGGAGTAAATCCTATCTCGTGGGAGACGGCGTGGCGCTTCGATCCCGTCGCTGAAAGGCAATGGCCCAGGATTCCAGACCTAGAGGATCTAGTAAGCGGAGTGCGCCACGTACCCTTAACTGTCTGTCTGAGAGGGCCGGGTGGCTTCGGAAAAACGACATGGGCTGCCAGCGTATATAAGGAGCTCTCGTGGGATAACTCTGTGGCGGTGACCGCCTTCCAGAACGACACCGTCGACGATGAACTCAGCAAGTTCAACAACGAAGTGCCGGGGGCGACCCTGCATTCGTGGCTATACCCAGCAGACGACCGCATGAAAGCTATGGCACAGAAAGTAATGGGCAGCGATATCATCATCGTGGACGAGGCGTCCCAGATCTCAGCCGATCTGTTCGAGCGCCTCGAACGGAAAGCGGCTAGTCGGTGCATAATCCTAGCTGGAGACGAGGCTCAGACCGCGCCAGTCGTGCCAAAGGCGCCGCGGATGCAATACGGGCCGTTCAAAGAGCGGACGGCGATGGCCCATACTATCGAGTTCACAAAGGACTGGCGGTCGTCTGACGCAGATACCGCCGCGCTCAAAGATCGTGTCCGCAACCTACGGCTAGCAGACTGCGGAGATACTCCGCAGCTCCAGGCGATCCTTGATGCCGGAGTGCGGTCCTTAAGGAGCATCGAGGACCTCGAGAAGACGTTCCAGGGGAGGTCTGCAGATGACCTAGCCAACCGCCTACTGGTCATCTGCGGGAAGCGCGAGACCAGGGCCAGGGTGAACACGGCGATCAGGAAGGCGGCCTTCGGCAAAAAGAGGCCGCCCAAAGAGGCCCCAATCCCCCTCCGCTGCTGTAAGACCTACAAGGAGGGCAACGCGGGGGAAAGGAGAGTCCTCCCGTGGAAAGATGCGCAGAGGCTGCTGATGACGAAGTGTTGGGAGTGGGGCTACGCGTCCACCGTCCACTCGGTGCAAGGCAAGACGATCGAGGAGCCGGTCCAGGTCGTATACATCGCTGACTGGATGTGCCCAGGGCTCGTCTACACGGCAGTCAGCCGCGTGCGCTCGAAGGGACAGCTGACTATAGTAGGCGCGTCTGAGCACTGCGACCAGGATTATGGCAACCCGGATTATGATGATTACTGATAGGATGTCCCACACGCAGGCTATTCTCTTCGACCGCTCCATGTGGACCGAGCCCGCTGCTGAGGAGTGGCTGCAGGCTCACGACTTCTGGCCGATCAAGCCCGCGCACACCACGAAAAACAAGCTGCGCTACCGGATTAGGGACCCCACGCAGTTCAGCCGGATGCGCACGATCTCCGCGAACAACGTCGGCATCGAGTTCGTCCTTGGGTGGGTTTGAGCCGCTCCGCGAACAATGTCGGCATCGAGTTCGTCCTTGGGTGGGGTTAAACCACTCCGCCTTTTTGCTCACGCATATATAGAGATGGCCTATGACCCACACTACATCCAGCAACAGCGCATCCGAGAAATGGTCGGAATCGGGTCATACAATCCCGCGCTTACTGCGCCGGGCATCAATGCTCTAGGGCGTCGCCGTGCTGCGGACAAAGCATATACCGGAGGGGGCATCAATACGGCACATGCTATCGACTATCTCATTGCACAAGGCGATGAAACGGGCGAAGCCCCCATCCTCAGTACGGATCGGAACACGATCCACAGGAATGGCGTCGAGAGAATAGATCGAATGAAGGCATTCTCCCAAGGCCTCAATGCATGGGATTCGGTCGCCTCGTTAGCTAAGACAGGACCCACCCCAGGGCAGCAAGTTATAAGAGGACAAGATGTACAATATAACCCACAGGAGTACTACAGTAAATCCCTCGAATATGGCCCCTTATTGGCCATGATGACGGCAACCTGGCAGGCATTAATCGCTATGGACGACACATATCTCCCATCCGATGCTTTCTTCGACCAGGAGGTCTATAAGATACCGATAGCCGACCAGTATGCCTACTTAGAGCACAACCTAACCGCATTAGAATGGTATAGCCAGACGAGAGGTAAGGTGGTAGCATGAGTAGCCATTAATGCTGCGAACGCAATGAGACACATTTTGTGCCTATGGGTTTTACCTCGCTTATATACGATGGACCCCAGCGTCGAGAAGAACCGCAACGCCTCGAAGGAGTTCCACCAGCGGAGGCAGAGGATGACTAGGGAGCAGCTAGAGGCGGGTGGGCGTGGCGCGACTGCGAAAGTGAACTCGATACACGCGAGGCCAGAACTCGCGCAGATCGTGCGCGCCAATTACCGCCAGGGTATGGGACGGAGACCTCTCTTAGTTGTGGCGCGGCAGTGGGCCCTCTTGCAGAAAGAGCGCCCGCCTAGCATGTACGAACTCCGCCGCTACTTGAAGGCGATCGACAACGACGGGGTGCGCTTCGACCGCGTCGTCGGCGACGTCGTGGTGCGCCTATAAATACGCAGCGCCCAGGTTATTTCCCCCTAGGTATACCACTCCATGCAGCAGCGTATCCACGAGATACTAGAACAGCGCATCGCAATGGGGGCTGGCAATGGCGGAGTCCTCATTGGAGGAAGAGCCATGCCCCGAGGCCAATATGTCGGACATCTCCGGCAAAAGCCCACCGCCCGTGGAAAGCGATACTACCGCTCAGGTTGGCAAGAACTGGTCAACGATATCCGAGAAGAAAGGGGCGTCTCGATGAAAAGAGCCATGCAGCTGGCTAGCCCGATCTACCGAAAGATGCATGGAATGCCAGCGCGCAAGAGGGCCGGTGGAGTCCGCGCAGGCGACTTAGCGGAGCTACGGAGCGCGATGAAAATGCAGTTCCCCAGGATGAGCGCCGCTACCAGAAATCGGCATATCCCCGTCCTACTTCGGGCCGCGCGTTATAGGCCGCGCCCATCGCGCGCGAAAGCCGCCCCTAGAGCGGCGCGCGCTCCTGCCGCCACAACGAAAAAGAAGGCCCAAGAGAAGCAAGCGGTGGCCGTGGCATTAGATGTGTCACCCGCGTTAGCTCCAGCACTGGAGCACGCGATCGCCGTCGATCCTCGTATCGGAGCTCTACTCAATAGCTCCCCAGCTGCTGCATTACACGAGGCCGCCGCAGCTTCACCGCAAGTCGCTGTCGCATTGGAAGAAGCAGTTTCTGCCGCGCCTGAGATTGCGCAGGCGCTAGAGCCAGAGTTCAGTCTAGAAGATGTCTACGAGGATCTCGCGAGCGAGGGCCTTACCGACGCCGAGATCGACGAGATTATGGGAGAGATGGGCATGGGAGAGGGATATAGCCGCCAACGAGGCGTCGCCCGAAGAGGAGGTCGGTACCGCCTCCCAGTTAGCAGCCGCGGGCGAGGAGGGTTTGACTTCGGCGATGTAGCCAGCTTCTTCAAGGAGCTCCCATATCAGGATATCGCGCACCGCGCCTCGAGCGCGCTAGCGGCGTACACCGCGCCCGCCGCCCCACCGCGACGCCGCCCAACCGCGGCCGAGATCCGCGCCCGCCTCATCGCGAAGAAAAGGAGAGCCGTCACCGCTGCTGGGGGTCGCTTACCCAAGAGGAACCGATACGGCCAGTTCGTCCGCACGGCACGGCCCAAAGCGCGCGGCAGGGCCCAAAGCGCCAGAGGGCGAGGAGGTGTCCTCGTCGGGGGAGTCAGAGCTGGGGCTGCTAAACGCCGACCCGCACCCCGCCGAAGGGCCACGTACCGCCAGCGAGATGCCTACGGCCGCTTCGTATAGTCGTCCAGACTCGCGTACGTTGGGCTCTGCCTCCGAGCGAGGCCTCGCCACCCACTTTTTGCGCCCCCCCTATACACCTGCTTTACGCCTGCTTCACGCCATGAGCACGCGCACACATAGACCATCGGCAAAGCCGCAAAAGCCACCCATCCTAAAGGCGTTCGAGAAGGTCGCGCTCAGCGACCGGGACCTGACGAGGCTCCTCAGCAGCGAGGGCATCCAGTGCAAGATCACGATGTACCCCGAGCTCCACCGGCTGCAGCACCTAGACGAGCTGTTCGGCCCCACTGGGTGCGGGATCATCCTGTACGAGTCGCGCCCGCGCTACGGCCACTGGAGCGCCATCATCAAAGGGATCGGCAACGACCCGAACCTCGTCGAGCTCTTCAACAGCTACGGGAATGACGGTGGCCGCACTGGCCCGCGCAGCTTCGGGGGCTGGCCCGACGACCCACTGAGGGTCCTCGCAGAGCGCGGAGGCGAGACCGATGCCTTCATCCGCCAGGCGCACGAGGACCAGCCGTACCTAAGCCGGCTGATGCTCGGCTCGGGGTACGCGCTCAGCTACAACCAGTACCCACTGCAGAAGAGGGGCGGCGACATCCGCACCTGCGGCAGGCATGCTGCGGCGCGCATCATGTTCCGCCACCTCCCGCTGGACCACTACGTTAGTATGCTGCGGGAGACCTCAGCGCAGTTCGGGATCGATCCAGACGGCGTCGTCACCCTACTCACGAGCGCGGTCGGGCAGCCGGGAGAGGCCCAGCGCTAGTAATCGGCGCTCTTTGTTTTCGCGACATCCATAGGTTTGAGTTTCTATGACGGACGTCACCGACACCAACAATGTCTACCTGAACGTGGTCTTCCCGGGCGCGCCCCCTACGGGCCAAGAGCACGGGGTCGCCGCCACCCAAGACGTCACGAGGACGCAGCCGATCATCAACAACCCCGACGAGTGGTTCTTGTCGATCATCCGCCTGACGCTCCCGATGAACTCGGAGCCGATATACATCATGCCGGTGATCCCAGTCGCAGCGGGCAACTCTCCGTTCAACAAGCTCTTGACGCCTTTCGTGATCGGGATCACGTACAACGGTAACTGGTACGGGGCCAACGTCCTCTGGCAGCCAGAGCTGATCGCGGACTTCGCTGGCATCGTGCCCGACCACCCCAACCCTACGGACTTTGACTCCAATAACAGCTACTTCTGGATGTACAGCTACGACACCCTGCTCTCGATGGTGAACGCCGCTGTGAAGGTCGCGTTCACCGCGTACGTCGCCGCCAACCCTGCCGGCCCCGGAGCCGCCTTCAACCAGCCATGGCTAAGCCTAGACTCGGCAACCGGGCTCCTCTCGTGGACCTACCATAGCTCGTGGTCTACGCCTCCGGACCAGAGCATACAGGTCCCGGTACCAGCTACCCCGCGCCTAGCGCAAAACATCGCGTTGCAGTCCATCCTAGATGGGTTCCGGACTCTCCTCGTCGGCATCGTGAACCCGACGCCATTCATCAACAACCCGACCGACCCCCTCAACGCGCAGGAGATCTACGTGGCGACGCAGTGCCTCGCCAATACCAACCCACTCGACACGGCGTACTTCTCGACGACGCAGACGGTGGCCATCCTCGCTTCGTGGGCCAGCCTCCGCCGCATCATCGTGACGAGCAATAGTCTCCCCGCGATCCCGGAGATCATCCCAGCCCCGCCGACGGATCTTCCGACACTCCAGTACAACGCGCCAATCGGCTCCGGCCCCATGACCCCGACGGTTAGGCCACTGGTCTCCGGGATCGGCACGAGCGGCGGTGCGTCGAGCTACCCTATCATCTGTGACATGATACCGGCTATCGGAGCAACCAGCGACCTCCGCGGGATCGCGTACTACGTGCCCGACGCGCAGTACCGCCTCGTCGACCTGCTCACGTCGACGCCCCTGTACAAGTTCGACCTAACGATCAGCTGGGTCGACACCCAGGGGGCCATCCACCCAATCGTACTCGCGCGGAACCAGCAAGCAAGCTTGAAGATCGCCTTCGTGAAAAAGACTCTGTACATTAAGCCGCCCGCTCCCATTTCCGACCAACGGGAGCGCGACGCCCGTGTCGCGCGCGAAGAGCAGCTACAGCGGTATCGGCAAGCGGCGACGGTTGGCGGCGGGCGGTACCGCACGTGAGGCCCCACCGAACTTTGGGCGTGCTGCACAAGGCCTCGCCCGAAGACGCAGTGTGGTCCGGGTTATTTTGTAGCATGCCAGTCTTATCCGCGCATCAGATACGAGGTGTAACCCAAAGGTATGTCGCTAAGCTACCAGCCGCTCCGGCCCACCGCGGTCCTCGACCCCCGCCTGCAGCTCGAAAACGAGCGGTACTACGCCGTCCTCGAAGGTGGCCAAACCGTGACAGGAAAGCAGTGGACGACCCAGTCGATTAGCAACTCCTCCCTCCAGTGGAGCGCGCCGCCCCCTAGCGGGTCGATCGCTATGGACAGGAAGATCCAGCTGTACGTCCCTGTCCGCTTGACCTTCACAGGAATAGCCACCGCGGCCGGCCAGACCCTCCTTAACTCTGGGTTCGACGCCCCGCGCTCCTGGCCCCTCGCTGGCTCGATCGAGACGATCGCTGCCACGATCAACAACCAGCCCGTCTCGATCAACCTCGCCGACGTCATCCACCCTATGGCCGACTGGTTCAACTCCGAGGAAGCCCTGCGCGCCCAGGACTGGTCGACCACCCCTGTGTTCCCAGACCAGAGCCAGAGCTACGCCTCCCTCGCCGGGACTACCCTCAACCCCTTAGGGGACATCGGGAACGCCATCACGAACCACGAACAGCCTCGTGGGGCCTTCAGTAGCTTCGTCGTGGTCGACAATCCCATCTCTGCGGCCCCCGGGCAATCCCTCACCGCCGTCGTAGACCTCGCCATGTGTGAGTACCTCATCCTTACGCCATTCGCGTGGAGTAAGGGGTGCAGCTCGTCTGGCCTGATCAACGTAACTAGCCTCGACATCAACGTGGCCATGATCGGGCAGAACGCGGCCAACCGCATGTGGTCGCACTGCCCACCTAGCGCCGGGCCATTCCCTCCGGCGAACAACCAGGTCGCCATCACCGGGTCCAACTTCGCCTTCGGAGGGACCCTCAATGGGCCAACCAGCTTTGGGGCCACCACGGGCAATGTTCCTCTCCTGTTCGCCACCTACATTACGCCGAAGGACACGATGACCATCAGCCCAAACATCCCGATCTCGTACCCCTACTCGGAGGTCGTTCGATTCTTCACCAGCCAGGCACAGATCCCCGCGTTCGGAGCGGCTGGGTCGTCCAACGTCGTCATCCAGTCAAACAACATCCAGATTAGCTCATGGCCGTCTAGGATGTACATCTTCGCGCGCCAGCAGAACCAGGACCTATACTCGAGCCCGAGCAACACGGACACCTACCTGCAGATCAACGCCGCGTCCCTCACCGTCGCGAACAAGAACGGGTTGCTGGCGAGCATGAACGCCTTCCAGCTCTACCAGATGGCTGTGAAAAACGGGTACCAGGGCTCCTGGAACCAGTGGAACGGAGTGACCGCCGCCCCAGCAGGGTTTGGTGGGGCTCTCGGGCCCGTATCCCCGGCCAAGCAAAACGTGATCGGCCTTAGCGGCGGCATCATGTGCGTCGAGTTTGCGACCGACATCGGCATGGACTCCTTGCAGGCCCCTGGCAAGCTCGAGCAGACCCAGCTCTCGGTGGCCTTGACGGTTTCCAACCTCAATCCGAGCGCCATCACCCCGGTGCTAGTCATCATCATCGTCAACGAAGGCACGTACACCGTCCAACGACTTGGAGCATCCACCACCAACATCGGCGTCCTCACGTCTCAGAACATCCTCGACGCCAAGCAGATGCCCGGCATCTCCCTGAAAGACGTCGAGTCGAACACGGGCGGCGACTTCTTTAGCGGGCTCAAGTCCATCGGCGACTTCCTGAAGAAGCACAAGGTCCTCTCTCGGTGGGTCGCCCCCGCCCTCGGCGTGGCGAGCATGATCCCTAGCCCCCTGAGCGGGCCACTCAAGGCAGCATCTGCTATCGGCGGCCCCCTGGCCGCCTACATGGGCTACGGCGACGGCGCCGGAGGCCGATACCGCCGAAAGGCCGGAGGGCGCATGCGCCGCGGGCGCATCGGCTACGGAGGAGGCGACGGCGGAGAAGGCGAAGGCGAAGGCGAAGGCGAAGGCGAAGGGTACGGAGGTGAAGAGATCACTAACGAAGAGCTCTCCCGCCACATCGAGTACTAGCCGGGAGCCTCGTCGCGAGGCACGACCCAAAGCCCCCTGGAGCGACCGGCGAGGCACGGCATAGGCTCCGCCTCGCCAAACCCCCAAAAAGCAAGCGACGCCCTGCGTCACCACATATACGCGTTATGCTCCTCGAGTACATACTTGGGAGCCCTGTTGTGAATGGTGACCCACCGGCTTTCGGCTTCGCGAATACGGCGTATGGCTGGCGCGCCCATGCCTAGGCAGTCCTTCAGTACTTTTGCGATCTCCGGCGCGGCTGAGAACCCCGGGAACACCGTGAAGTCCGTCGCCTCGTTGATCACGCTCTTCTGGAACGACCGCTTCCCGTGCGGGACCACGTTGTGGCTCGTCACGACGACCCAGATGCGGCTCTTACGGCCGACCTCCAAGGCGTCCATTACGCACTTTTCGACGGTGTCCCGGATCTTGTCGTCGAGGATCGTCGCGCAGTCGTCGAAGACGATGATCGTGTTCGGCTGGAGGCTCGTGCAGTCGAACGGGTTCTTCGCGAACTCGTCGTCTAGGATGACCTGGGTCACGTGCTCTTCGAGGCCGTGCCACGCGGGGTCCTGGTCCCCGCGCGTGCGCGAGAAGAGGTACGCCTGCGCGCCTGGGTTCATCTCCATGTGCTTCTCGACGAGGTTCGTGACCATCGTCGTCTTGCCAGAGCCGCTTGGCCCCGCGATGTAGTGGCAGCTCCGGTCGCGGACATCCAAGAGAGGCTCGAGATCGCTCGCCTTGAATCCGATGTCGAGCCCCAACACCCCTCCGTCGTTTATTTGGGCTGTCTTGTCGATGCATAGGATCTCCCCGTCGTAGTTACCACCTCGGATAAATGCGATGGGGGTCCCCCCTCCGTCGCCGAGGGTGAATAAAGGGCGTCCGTTCCTCCTTTGTAGGTTATATCCGCCACGCATTTTAGACCCAGCGTATCTAGGGCCTGGAAGCTTCCTCAGAAAAATAAATAATACCCTACCCTCTCGCTTGCTTTACGACTTTGAGCACCACCTCATCGGCCGCGCTCGGTGGGTATTGTAATCGACCACCACATTTTGCCGCGGCTAAATACCGTCTTCGCCGACACTATGAGCATCAGCGGACTACTCCAGACGAGCAGCCCATACTCGATATGGGTGAAGAAGATCAACGGCTCGCCTTACCCGTTCACGGGCGGCATTGAGATGACTGGGATCAGTGGGGGGACTGGGTACGTCGCGACCCAGAGCAACGCCACCTACGTCCTCGACGTGGACGCACTGATCGTCCCGACGGTCGCCAACACTGTGGCGATCCTACTAGACAGCCTAGACAACGTCGTCGTCGACCTCCAGGGGCACAACCTCTCCTGCCAAGGGGCGACTCCCGGCTCGATCGGGATCAAGGTCGTCAACTGCACCAACGTGATCCTCCGCAACGGAGAGATCGGCGGCTTCCGAGAGAGCGCAGTCGTGGTGACAGGGAGTGTAGGGGTTGTGACCGATAACCTAACCTACGGAGCCAATGGAGTAATCGGCTCGTTCGGCGGAATGGTCGTCCTAGAGACCACCGATTTCATCGCGCAGGGCCTGAACTCGCAGGGAAACACCGGGGGTATGCTATATGCTACCGGGACCAAGCATATAACGGTCACAGGGTGCAACTCAGAGGGGTGCATCGGCGGCGCACCTGCCACGGCCAACGCATACTTCCCTACTCTGAGCGGCGCGCTCTGTACCGACATCTTCATCGCGTCGTCTGCCACCACACAGAGCTCGGATATCGTGATCGAGGGGTGTAAACTCCTCAGTGCGATCACCCAGAGCGGAGACTGCGTTGGTATCGAAATCGGCGCGGCCGCCGCCACGGCTAGAGTGCAGAACGTGGTTATCCGGGGCAACACCGTAGCTGGACGGACGATCAACGGATCCACGCTCAACACCTACATCACCAACGACGCATCCGCATACGCAATCGTGTCGACCGACAACTTTGTGATCGAGCATTGCGCGGCGTCCGGCTGCGCCCATCCAGCAGCAGCGGCCCCAGGATCCGCTCTCGCCCTCCAAGGCGCCACAGGCTTCTCGATCAACGACAGCACGAACGGCGTCATCCGGGAGTGCTCCTCCGTTGGCCACTCTAGCGCAGCTGGCATCGTCTCAGGCTTCCGGGTGCGCGGATGCGATAGCGTCGACGTCCTCGACTGCTCATCCAGCGGGAACGCGCACACTGCCGGAGGGGAGGCTTGGAGCTACCAGACCGATGTGCAGGACCTCCCCACATTCGGCATCTCGGACACGAGCACCAACTGCAAGGTATTGCGGTGCACGTTCGGAAAATCGTCCTCCTCGTCCACGTGCGGAGGAATAAAGGTCTTTGCCCTTGCCTTCTGCGACATCGAGCACAATACCATCTCGGGCCCCAATGGCGCCGGCGTGTATATCGTCGACCCCAAGGGCGTCAAGACCGCGTTCGCTACGACGATCGCAAATAATGAGTGCTTCGGCTGCTCCGGCGGTGGGTTCGTCAACACGCTCCTCCTTGCCCAGGCGTACTCCTACTATGGCAATGTCGCAAAATACAACGGGGTCACCCCCACATATAACGTCAACTATTCTGCCATGCCAGCGGGCGTTTCTGTCCTTGCATGGGCTAACGGCGTGGCGCCCCCGGCAGCCGGCCTACTTGACAACGTCAGCATCACGGCGTAACATGCCGCTCGCCGTAATACTGCCCGGCCCTTTTTGCGCGCCAATATACATCCCGACTGCATGGCACTCTCTGGACTCCTACACCCAAACCCCTATGACATCTACTGCCATACGGTGAACGGCTCAGCCATCCCGACATTGATCGGTGATGTCGTAGGCCCCATTGGCTCTACCGCGGATCACATCGCCGTATTCGACAACGCTACTGGAAAACTGCTGAGAGATAGTGGCATGGTCTTACTCGGCGGCGCCGGTACTCTTTCTGGCAATAATAGCGGTGACGTCACCCTCGGGGCTGTTGGCGCCGTGCCGAATGCTAACGGCGCTAGCCTCACTGGCCAAGTACTGGCTTTGCAGCCAGCGGATGGCACGAACCCAGGATGTGTCTCCACCGTGACCCAAACCATCGCAGGGGACAAGTTCTTCTCCGGCGGAATCCGACTCAATGCCGCTTCCATTCCTGGGAACGTTACTCTCCTTAACTACTACGAATCCCTATCGGGCGCTGCTATTACATGGCAAGGAGGGCTCTTTGCGGCAACGGCATCGACGATCGACATGGTCCGCCTCGATAGAAAAAGGTTCATCAACTCCATACGCGTCGCCGATGTGGGTGGGAACGTGACTGCCACCATAATATCGTCTGCGGCGGCGCTCCCCGCCTACATGACTCCTACTCGGCAAAAACTGTTCACCATCGTAGTCATCAACCAAGGGGTCCCCACAATGGGTACCGCCATCGTCAGGACTACCGGGTTCATCGAGATCGGCGTCGGCCTACCGACCAACAACCTAGCCTGGGGCGCCCCCAACAACTTCGGCGTCGGAGCGGCGATCAATGGGTTCCTCCCGTGGGAGATCGCTTATTAGTCGTAGGCTTCGGGCGAGGCCTCGCCACTCCGTGTGATAATACCGCGGTCGACTTTTTTGCGCGGTCACATAATGTCGTTCGCCCACATAATGCAGATGGCCAACAACCTCAATACCCACAATACGAGAAACACGCAGGACACTCAGGACACTCAGGCTACCCAGGTAGATCAGCCCACGCAGCAGCAGCGGGAGGGAGTATCGATCCCCACCCCCCCGCTCGACAAGCTCGGGTTAACCGCGACCTCCTTCACCCTAGATATGGTCTCTGCGTGCATAAAGCGGATAGACGAGCTCGGGGTGCGGATCGACATGGCGAACCGGATGCTCACGAACCATATCCAAACCCAACAGGCGGTCGACAACGAGATCCGGAAACGGATAGTTAGTCTAGAGAACGCTGCTAGCGTGCGCCCACTCAACTGGCCAGAGGTCAAGATAACGGAGCTCCAAAAAACCGTGCACTCTCTCACGGAGAACGTGGCCGAGCTCACGAAGACAGTAAAAGGGGTACAAACCGACATCCTTGTCATAGACCGGTGCGTGACCGCCAACGACCGTAGGACCCTGGACCTCGAAGAGGAGGTATGGGGGGCCGACGGCCTCCAAGAGAAAGAGCCCGCGACGCCTAGTTCTGCGTTCGCCGCCGCGGCAGAACCCAGCTCTGCGTTCGCCGCGGAGGAACCCAAACCTACTGTGGGCAATATCTCTACCTTTGGGCTCCGCACCAGCGAGGCCAAGGACGACCCCGCGATCTCCTCAGCAGTGGCCGCGTTCATGAAGACCCACCCCAACTGGGTCTTACTCGCACCCGGCTCCGGATAAAACCCGAAGCTAACGCTTTGGGCTCCGCAGCGGAGCTCGATCGTGCGATGATCATATGATACTCCGCACGATCTTTGGCTTCGGGTTTATCCGCGCATAGGTATAGCGTTGGGTTCCCCCGCGAGCCCGATCTTTCTGCGACATGAGCCACCCATGCAAAGTATGCAGACTCCCGACGCGCAGCATAGCCCAGCTATGCCCACAACACAAGCGCGCGGACCCATCTAGTCAGAAGACTTGCTTCGCCACCCTAGCCCCGCGGGGTGTCACCCTCGCAACGATGAGGGACACCCCTATCCCCGCGGCTGTGAAACACTCGGCCTACGAGGTGCGCGACCCACCGCCCAAAGCTCCGGCTTTCCCCGCACCGCGCGCACCTATGGGGCGCATGAAGACGTGGCAGCCACAGCCTGTGGCCGTCTCGGCGCCACGCCCAGCAGCGCCTTTGGGCTTTGCCTCACGCCCAGCAGCGCCACGCCCAGCGGCGCCACGCCCAGCAGCGCCTTTGGGCTCTGCCTCGCGCCCAGAGAATGTAGCTTTGGACTCCACCTCGCTACACGAGATCTTGACGAGCGATGCCGACCTAGAACCCCGGGTAGTCGAATTACCAGACGAACCGGTAGCTATGGGCGAGGCCTCGCCAAAGCCTTCGGACCACGCCGCGCCCAAGAAAAGTCAGAAGAAGCCATCGGTAGTCGCAATCGACCCCTCGTTCTTCAAGCCTGCGCTAAAGCTCGCCTCCGTCTAGCAGGCAGAAAGCAGCGCTGGAGCGCGTTTTTCGACTACGCTCGCGGCCAGTGGGCGAGATGTGCGACCGAGGTTGGGAACGCAGAGCTGGAGCGCGTTTTACGACTACGCTCGCGGCCAGTGGGCGCGCGGCGGCTCTCGCAGCGCTGGAGACCTTTTTACGACTACTCTCGCGGCCAGGGCGGCGAGATGGACGACCGAGGTTGG